CATTTGAGAAACAGCCAATATAGCCAAAGGCGTAAGCGTGTTTGTGCCGATATTCAATTGAGTGGAAAATGTTTTGACGCCAGATATAGTTTGGCTACTCGTTAAGTCTACAATCGCTGCACTACTGATACCCCCGACAATTGCGCTTTGAGGAATACTGCTATCTGGATAGTTCGCATAAAAGTTTCCGCAAACATCTACACGACCACTGAATGATGCATCGCTGCTAATGGCTACTTTGGATGCAGTTACTGTGCCAGTAAATGTCGGATTTGCAAGAGGGGCCTTTGACGCAATCGAATTTGTTACCGTTGTAGAGAAGGCGGCATCATTACCAAGAGCCGCCGCTAACTCGTTTAGTGTATCCAGTGCCGCAGGAGCACTCGCTACCAGGCTATCTACCGCACTCTTCACAAACGCCGTGGTCGCGACTTGTGTGGTATTTGTACCAGCTGTCGCCGTGGGTGCAGTGGGAATGCCAGTTAAGGAAGGGGATGCGAGATTGGCTTTTAATGCAACCGCACTATTGACCGACGTAAAAGATGCATCCACAATCGTCTTGGTTGCTTTTAAATCAATTGCACTATTGACCGACGTAAAAGATGCATCCACAATCGTCTTGGTTGCTTTTAAATCAATTGCACTATTGACCGACGCAAATGATGCATCCACAACACTAGTCGAAGCTTTGGTAGCAATTGCGCTAGTGACCGACGCAAATGAGGCATCCACAACACTAGTCGAAGCTTTGGTAGCAATTGCACTAGCGACCGACGTAAATGAGGCATCCACAATAGTCGTAGTCGCTTTTGATGCAATCGCACTAGTGACCGACGCAAATGAGGCATCCACAATAGTCGTAGTTGCTTTTGATGCAATCGCACTAGTGACCGACGCAAATGAGGCATCCACAACATTAGTAGACGCCTTTGATGCAATCGCACTAGTGACCGACGCAAATGAGGCATCCACAACACTAGTCGACGCTTTTAAATTCAATGCCGACTGCACTGCATTCACCTGGTTGAGTTTCGCTTGCACATTCTCAGATAAATCTTGCAGGTGCAATAGTTTCGTGTTGCTAATATCGTAGTAAGTATGATCTGTGTCGTTGTATACCCGAAATTCATTAGAATTTATACTAAATTGTACTCGGGTAGGTACATTACTGTTGTACAACTTTAACGATAATCCATTACGGATTAATACTTCTCCACTGACGTCTACGAAGTCACGAAAATAACTCTGTTTGAACTTGTTTGAATTGCCTGACGAGTCTAACCAGACACTCATTTATATATCAATTAGATTTATTTATGTAATATTATACGATAAGCACTCTCAACCAATAAATGTTTGACTCAATGTATTATGTCAAACATTTAATATATCCACGCGGTAAGCATAAACAACCTGTTAAAATTGCCATATTTTACCATCAACGTTCATACCGCCATTTACATCAACCACTTGATGTGAATACACGTTAAACAGATTTGGTAGATATCCATATATTATGTCACTGCTGCCAGCTATGAATGTTGGATTATTTGAACTATCTGTAATATTATTAACAATTGCAAAATTATTGAATGAACTAGGAACGACGCAACTTAATGTGGTATTTTCGATATAATTACCTACCCCCGATGAATAAAATACTTTCGGGTCAATTCTAGACCAACTAGTAGAACCGTCTTTTGTGCATATCATAAGCGGGCGCTTATTGCCACTACTATCTACAAAACTCCCAGTAGCAATACCGTTCATATTATCAACTAGAACAAGATTATTAATCGTGAATGATTGTACAGTTTGTACTGAATTAAAATTGGGGTACGGATAACTTACATTAAAACTACTAATACTAATAGCATTTATATTGGTCCACGTCCCTCCGCCATTGCGTGTATATGATATGATAGTATTAACTGACGGTGGTATGGAACCTATGGCAACTGCATAATTTGCATCATATACATAGACCTTGCTATACGATCCATCCATTTTGTATGATACGGATCTTGGCACGGTTGAACTGAAATCTACTTTTTCAATACCATTGCCCACAAAGTATGCGATAGTCGTGCTACCATCACAATGTTTGATATTTGAACAAGATGCATCCACCTTATTTAAGTTAGTAGTTGTAATAGTACTTGAACTGATGTCGGCAACATTATAATAATATATAACGGACTTTGAAATGTTGTTTGAAACATCTATTCCGCCAATGAGAATTTTATAATGATTGTACGCATATATAGTGCGAAACGTAAACGGAGGAGTATTGTAATCAACACTATAATTTTTAATAATTGTCGGCGGCGTGCTAGTTGTATCAAGCTGTATGTAACCTAAACGCGCTGAATTTAGTGTCCCAATAAAAAAGAATTCGTCTTGGTTTATAGAATATGCATCAAGAATATCATATTGCACAGTCGTCTTTAACGGAGTGCTATTAATCTCGGACGATGTCCACGTAACCCCACCATTAATCGTAACTAAAGACTTATATACATAGAGATTGGTACTAATAGCATCTATTGCATATGTATATGGCGATCCAACGATTACTCCAAAACTAGGGTTTTGTTTTGAAAAATGAACAGCGTTTTGTTGAAAGTTATTATGGATTTTAATGTGCATTTCTCCACTTCCAATGCGAGTTGGTCCATTTATATCCATAACATATTTGCTGGTTTCGGGTGAATACGTATTAATTCCAACAGATATTTTATGCTTGTCTATGGTATTATTTGCAAGGATGACTTGTGCTGGTTGATACGATACATCCGTAGACGTTAGACCAATTGTACCCATTGAACGAGTTATATCTGTGGGATATGCCCCTCCACCAATAGAGAACCCCATTTTGCTGGGAGTTACTATATTAATGAAAGAATTTGAACTATTATCAGACGATACAACCGTAATAGCATTACCCGATTTTACACTATTCTTTTGATAATAGTCAACTAGATATATGTTCGCGCTATTGTCGTAAATAGTAATTGTGCCATTTAACAACGGTTCGTTTGCGGCTCGTTTGGAAATACTAACAAACGAATTGATTTTAGTTACATTGCCTGTTGTAATCATAAGATTATTGGTTGTATTTAGCCGCGTATTTGCAGCGATATTCATTGATAGGTCATTATTAGTTCTAATAACTATATTATTGGCGGAGAGGTCTATAATATTAGACGCGATATTCGTATTAAAAGTGCTTGTAATGTTCGTATTATTACTTGATGTTATGTTATTATCCATACTTTTGAGTGTAAGAATACTATGGCTAGTGTCTGCCGTAATAGATACAGGGGGAATGGATGTATTAATACTGATATTACCTTTATAAAACCCCATAGATGCAATATTTCCAATGGTATCAACCACAATACCTGAGTTATGTATATTTTGCGCAATAATATTTCTTATTGTATTATTACTATTGCGTACCGTTAATACATCGGTCACGGTACTTCCCGCAGTACTGCCCTCTATCCCGCTATTTGCTGACGAATCGGATACGTTTATATCCAAAAAAGTTTTGGGTAAGGTTGTACCTATTCCTACTCTACCAAGCTTAGAGTTTCCCGCGATGAATGCTGTATAATTATTATTGTTGTCTGTTATTTTATTAAAAAATAGTTTGTCTGATACATATGCCGATCTATATGCGTATAGATCACCTGATACAGATACATTACGTTGTACCGTTAGATCTATTCCAACACTTACATTTTCACCAACGGTCAATGATCCTTCTACTTGGGAACTAGAAATCACTCGCTGTCTGATGAGAACTTGGTCTGCAACCATGGTACCAACACCAATACTGTTGTATTTGTCTGATTTATAAATTCCACCGTATTTCTTCCATGAATTTGACATATGTGTAAATCTGTTTATACATTTGGTGTGTATAATAATTTACCAAATAGTACCAATATCTACGCCCATTATAAGATAGTTTGTTCTCACTAAACCACAATACAATTGCTTTATCGCGAGGAGATAAATGCCTTGATATTTTTTATGTCTTCTAATAACATATCTACAATGTTCCTGTAAAAAGGGCGAAATTGGGCTCGTCTAGATTTCATATCCGCAGCCGAGAACCAGTCTATTTCTATTTTTTCAAATAATTTCGTATTATTAAGAGTTTCATTGTTCATTCTTTTCCATAAAAAATGGTGATTATTGTTGTAATACTTGGGTAGGTTCTCATCATAGTCTATTAAGAATATGTGTATATGGTATTTATATTCAGGATGAACACATTTGTAAACCCCGCCATTACTGTTGATTAGTTTGCGTAGTGCCGAACTATCACCTAAAAACCCAGTTAATTCTTCCGATCCTTCGCGGAGTGCTGCGGTATATGGTGTCTCTCCATTCTCCATTTTACCGCCAAAATCCGACCAACCCTTTGCACTATCTTCCATCGGGTTCTCTTTTCCAAATAAAAAATATAATTGATTTTTGTGTATTGCCACTGGTAAAATGCTTCCTGCGACCATTATAACAACTCTATATATTATAATTTGATGATTTTTGTTGTATTGCTTGGTTTACTTGTAACCTCGGCGGCCAATTCATGCCCGCCACTGTCTAAGCGAGTAACATCCAAGTTTGGAATCGTATTGTAAAACGCGATTACCTTTGGATTCGCTGCGATTTTTTCGCTATGAAATGCAGATAAATAGAGTCCGTCCAACGATTTAATTCGCGAAAGAGCTACATATGTTTGCCCATATTCAAATATACTTTGTCCAATGTCCATTTCCGCCAATGTAAGCGTTGCGCCTTGTATTTTATGTATGGTAAGCGCCCACGCCAAGCATAACGGATATTGTCCAATGGCAAGTTTGGGGTAATCTTCGGATTGCCAATACTTGGGTTGGATGGTTTTTATAATACCATTGGAAAAGCGAACTACGGGCATTGGCGGATTACACGTATCTATAATATCTATTACTACCCCCTGAGAACCGTTGCATATTGCGTTATCCATATCTAAATTTACCGTGCACATTACGGCCGCGCCTCGTTTCAATCTCAGCACTTGATTGCATTGTATATTGCTCAACATATGTTCAAGCTCCTGTTCAATGTCCTTTTCGTTCAAATATGCACAATTGCGTATTTCTTCTGGTGTAAACGGTTTGGTCGTATCCAAATGGCTGGTGCAATCGGTTTTGCGAATTGCGTGAAAGACGAATTCCTTTTCGTTGATTTTTTGAAACATCATAGTATTCACATAGTCTGTTTTAGAGCGCAATGCGAATAATTTGGTTGGAATACATCCATTGTTTGCAGCTTCGTCAAATTTACGATGAACATAACCTTGTAGTATGGCGATTTTGTCGGCGTCTATGCGGCCACGTCGGATTTGTTGTAATATATCTATATATAACGGGTCACTTTGGCGAAACATTGTAGTTAATTGAATATGGTTATGTGGTTTAAACACGGTATTCCAGAGAGGTGTTTCAAAACAAAACTTGTTCGTGTCTGGGTCGCCGTGCGTGCCGACGGGCGGTAATTGAAAGAAATCCCCCGTAAATACGACCTGCATTCCACCAAAGGGCATCGGATTATGTTTTGCGCGCCTGGCGATTTCTTCCACTATTTCAAATATTTTCTTTGATAACATACTGACTTCGTCCAAGATTAGCCCCTGCGCGGATTTCCACGCTTTTACTGCGTTTTTATTTTTTAGTACCGATGAAACTACCACGTCATTTGGCTGTTTTGCCAACTTTATGCCACTCCAAGAATGTAGCGTGCGCGCATTGCATTCTAATAATACTGCGGCACAACCAGTCATTGCACATACAGGTATATTTTTATTGATGGATTTTGCGTAGTCTATTAAGTGCTTTACTAATCGGGTTTTTCCAGTACCTCCTGGTCCCGTTATAAATAGGTTTTCGCCTTTTGTGAATTGTATATATGCGTGGCGTTGCTCTGGTGATAGTTCATTCATATCTAAGGATGGACTTCTTACTGGTGCGGATGCGCTAACGGATATCCGCCGTGTTCCGTCCGAACATTCATTGCAACTATCCGCCTCGGCGTTGTATTTAAATGAGTCAAAGTCCGACATTGTGTATTATATATATTATATATTGTTGTTATTGAATTCAAATGGACTATATTATGAATTCAATTTTATTCACTATTCATGTTCAATCTCTAAACACAAGGAATAGTCGGAGCCATTTAACGAAATGGGATTGCCGATCTCATTTAAGAGTTGGAAGTTGAGTTTTTGTAGATCAACTTTACCAGAGTACTTGCGAGTATCGCTCAATAACAGTCCGTTTAATTGGTTTGCAGGCATTATTGTGCCAAACCCATAATTTGACTTGTCCAGCGAGATACGTGCAATAATATTCTTATTGACTAGTCCAGAGGATACCGTAGAAATAAACGAATTCTTATTTCCATTATGAAACTCTTCCATTGCCAAGTATAAATACCGAGGGCCGTTTAGATCGGTTCTAAACGCGGCGTTTACTGTATTTTTTATGTTATAATCGGCTTGACGGAATCCCAACATCCATCCGAGCTTGGATTTTATATTATATTTCTCTGGCACTCCTTGATCATTTACCGCGAAATTGAATGAACAGTCTGTACTAGACGATACGGTAGTCATATCACCACTAGCAGCCGAGGTAGTAATGTTAAATGATATATCGGACGTGACACCAGCTATCAGAGAATTCAGTTTAGTTTTTAAACTAGCAGCGCTGTATTCTCCATCGGGAACAATAATTGTGCGCGTACCCGCCTGGAAACTATTATTACCAATGCTAGATGATATATTATAAAAAGATACGGGCAGTTCTATGCTGGATATTGAAATGCTTTTCACGTCATTAATTCGTTCGGGAAGAGTAACATTACAGTTTGCAACCGTTAAATAGTTGTACTCATCACTAAACCTCGTATCGATATTAACGAACTTACGCTTTGTTGGTTTATGCACATTTGTCATCACCATATGACTTCCGTGTTGTGTAGTTTTAGGTTCTAAAAATAATTCGTTTTTATCAAAAAATTGGCTCATTCGTCTACTATAATATTACACAGGATAAATTAAATATAGGGTTTACGGCATTACGTGGCATACTTGTTAGAAATTATATACGCTAGCTATTTGTTGTTGTTTGCTAGTTTGAACTGGTTCAGACGGTCCAGTTTTGACGCTGTTCTCCAATCCTTCGTATAATCCCATATATCTTAAACCATTCACTATGGTAAACAGAAGAATAAGGGTCAACAGGATAGTCCATATTTTATTGTTAAATAACACATTCATCAACATCGGTTATACTATAAATATGTATGATAAATTATTTACTGCCTTTGCAACTATCGCAATTCGTCGCACCCTTTATACGGTCAATCATACTCATCTGTAAAAACGTCCGAGATTGGGTATTATCTGGCGGCACATATTTGATTTCTGGCGCGGGGTTACGAACTTTACGTATGACTGGCGTATTTATGCTAAATATCATCTTCATTATAAAATTGAAGCAATGAATATACTATTTCACAATATAGAAACCTACGACAAAATGCTAAAAAGCGCCGATTATCATCATTGTAAATTCTGTAATAAACAATTTCATCAGAAGTTTAACTACGACAGACACGTATTATGCTGCGAATTTATTTCAAAATCTAGTAAAGAACGGGAGAATGAGATTGATATTACACAACAACTGCCCACTCCGACCGAAATGTATCAGTTGATGCAGCATATGATGGTGCGAATACAAAAATTGGAAAATGAAAATACCAAGTTACGCCGCGTTAATCGGGGCAAGATTAGTGCATTAGATTGGCTGAATGATGCGAGTAAATGTCCCCCGCCTAAATTCACGTTCTCCGATTGGATTAGAAATGATATTTTACCAAATGTCAAGGATTACCTCGAAACGGTCTTTCATCAGAGTCTACTGACGGGGTTAACCAGCGTATTTGATAATTCCATTTCCAAATTTGCCGTGGGAGATTTACCCATATGTTCGTTTGATACGAAATTGTCCGAGATATACGTATTCAAAAAACCCGCAAATGAACTCAACGAGTCCAATGAACCGAGATGGATGAAGATACCAAATGTAGAATTAGATAAGTATTTGCGCCGTGTATCAAACCAATTTACATATGATTTTAAATCTTGCTGGTACGAACTACATAAACAGGAAATTGAGACAGACGAAAAATACAGCGAGATGTACGTTGACTATTATAAACAGATACTTGGTGGCAAAATGTCGGATGATACATTGTTTCATAAACTACGTCAATACTTATCCTCCCAATTCAAGCGGAATCTAAAATCCGTAGTAGAATATGATATCGTGTAACCGTTCGTCATATGTAAAATTGAATATAGTTATATTTTTTATCTGTCTGTATAACAAACCCAGTTTTAATAAAATGGAACCACCCAATTATCTTGCATTGCTTAACGCCCACCCGCGTGATAAGGATATCACGTTTGAAGAGGGACCTCATATATATACTGTTTGCGGGGACCGCGGTGGATATACCTCGGTGACCACATGGAATCATCATCATTTTAGTGACTTTGATGCAGATTCGACGATTTCGAATATTATCAGAAGTAGAAAATGGGATACTGACCCTACCTACAAATACTACAAAATGTCCAGGGATCAAATCAAGACTATGTGGGACAATAAACGCGACGCTGCCGCGGGGGCAGGAACCAAAATGCATTACGACATTGAATGCTATTACAATAAACAGGACGTGTCAAATGACAGCATTGAATATCAATATTTTAAGCGGTTTGTATCTGATTTTGCCCATCTTAAACCATATCGAACA